CTGCCGGTTTTTAAATGTCCGTCGTGTATACGGGGAGCCGCACTCGGCGCAGAACACCTTCCCATATAGGAAATGAGTATTAGTGCAGTTTCGATAAATTCCCACGGAACGCTCGGCGGCTTCGGCATCAATTCTTGCCTTAACCGCAGCCCACGTCTTCCGGTCAATAATACCCTCGTGGCTGTCCCTTATATAATAACTTTTATGCTCGGTACTCACGTCCGGTCGCTTTGTCAGAAAATCCCTCGGCGGGTTCTTCTGCAGCAGCCTGTCCCCGACATAACACTCGTTCCTAAGCATCCGCCAGATAAGGGATGAGTCAAATGGCTTGTCACATCGGAGTCGTTTTGCACCCGAAATATTAAGGTCATCTGCAATCTCGCTAAGACTCTCCCCGGAAGCGTAACTTTCAAATATCCTCTGAATAATCCAGGCGTCTTCATTTGGTATCAACTTTCCATCCTCATTCATGTCATACCCGAGGATGCGACCGCTGCCCAGATGATAGACGCCTTTTTCAAAGTTTTTTTCATACCGCCACTTCACGTTCTCGCTGATTGAGCGGCTCTCCTCCTGCGCCACCATAGAGAGCATGGAGAAAATGAAATCCGCCCCTGCGTCCATGCTGCTGATGCCCTCACGCTCAAATCGAACTTCCACTCCTTTTGATTTTAAGTCTTTTACATACCGCTGGCAGTCCACCACGTTTCGAGCAAAACGGCTGATGGACTTTGTAAGTATAATGTCAATTTCGCCTTTATCAGAGTCCCCCATAAGCCGCAAAAATTCCGGTCGGTTTTTCACCCCTGTGCCGCTTCGCCCCTCGTCGGCATACACCCCGATATACTCCCAGTCAGGATTTGAGGGGATAAGCGTCTCGTAATAACGCACTTGCGTGTCATAACTCTCCTGCTGACCGGCAGTGTCGGTACTAACTCGACAGTAGGCGGCAACTCGCTTTTTTGTCTGTTCTCCATATACTCTTGTTATTCTCATTGTAGCCCTCCTTCCACAATACTGTCATATCCATAAATACAAGGACGCTCAAACACCGTAGGTGAGAGCGTTTTTTTCGGTCGTCTCTCAATCCGAGATAAGCTTCTGCTTCCGACAGACCTCAGCTGCTCCTTGTGGTTCGGAATATCACTTTCCCTCAGATATTCTATTTTCACCCGACTTTTAAGCCCAAAAGTCCACTCAACCACCATCGTGTCCCACTTCGGAAATACAATGCGATCCACAAGTGCGTCAAGCAGATAATACTCAACCCTGTCAATCTGTGGCAGCTTTTCTTTGAGTCCAATTGCCGTCCGTGCCGCCCCTGATATTTTCTCGTCACGCCGCCGTGCCTGCCTCTCAAGAGCCTCTGTGTCCAACTCAGAATATGCTGTGCAGAACGCACTGTCAATATACTTTTCTTTAATAAAATATGCTCGGCATCGGCTTTCCCCGCAGCACCGCCAGACCGGCGGGTGACCATGCTCACGAATGCAGCTCCTGACCATTTGTTCGCCGCAGACAGGGCAGGCAAGCCGCCCGTAGTAAGGGTACTGTGTCGCTCCCTTGTGTCGATTTTTAAGGGAAAGAATGACTTGCGCTGTCTCAAAGGTTTTCCTGTCTATAATAGCCCTGTGATGGTCTCGTACATAATAGCTGGGTACAACTGCCTGGTCGTTTACCACACGTTTTTGTGTTATGTGATCCACCGTGTAAGTTTTCTGAATCAGAACGTCGCCGCAGTATTTTTCGTTTCTGAGTATCTTTGCGAGAACCGTTGGTGACCAAGACTTGCCTGTTGCGGAGGAAATGCTATCTCTTGCAAGCCCCCGTGATATCTCAGGCAGGGATGCGCCCAAAATATACTCTGCGAAAATGCGCCTGACAACTGTGGCACGTTCTTCGTCTATGATATACTCTATCTCGCCAATCTTTTGGTAACCGTAGACAGCCGACCACTTAGGCTTCCCCTCGGCGTACCGCTTTCGCTGACTCCACTTTATGTTCTCGGATATGTTCCGGCTCTCCTCCTGTGCAACGGCGGCAAGGATGGAGAGTAGCATCTCGGAGGTGCTACTACTCGTATCCAGCCGCTCTTTTTCAAAGTACACGAACACTCCCATCTCCCTCAGGTGACGCACATAGGAAAGACACTCAAGGGTGTTCCGTGCAAAACGGCTGATACTCTTTGTAATGATATAATCTATAAGACCATTCTCAGCGTCCTCCATCATTCGCAGAAACTCTGTGCGGTTTTGTACCTGTGTTCCGCTTATCCCACGGTCGGCGTATATCCCCGCTAGCTTCCAGTCAGGTCGTGCGTCAATCTGCTCACGGAAAGCCGACATCTGTATCTCAAGACTGCTCTGCTGCTCTTCATATTCAGTGCTGACACGGCAGTAGGCGGCAACACGCTTTTTCTGTGGTTTTGTGCCTGTGGTAGTGCCTACTGCCTTTTGCCGCTGTATAACCTCAATCGTTGGTTTTCTGCTCATTTTTTCTATTCCTTTCATTTTTAATCCGTTCCGCCACCCGCCGAAACTGCTCTTTTTCTATAATCGCCTCGTGATGCCCCTCGATATAATATTGAGGGTGCTGACCTTTGTTGGGCAGGCTCCGCTTTTGCAGATAGTCGGGCTTGAAACGCTTGCTCGTCAGTATGTCGCCGATATAATTCTCACTGCGAAGCATGCCGTATAAACGAGACTGCGTCCACTTAACCCCAGTCCCCTCGGCTGCCTCCATTGCGTCAAGCCCCCGGCGAATTTTACAGTACTTCCAGCCCGCCTCAGCTTTCTCGAAAGCATACCGAACCCTACGTGCCTCAGGCTCGTTGATTATCCATATATGTTTTGTTCCTTTGCGTTCTTTACGGTAACCGTACCGTGCGGGAGTGGTAGGGTTGCCGGAGGCATTGTTCCGCTCGGCTGCCCAGCGGATATTCTGGCTCATGTTGTTGATTTCCTCCTGTGCAATGGAGGCAAGTACTGAGAGCAGCATCTCCCCGCTACCGCTCATGGTATCGATTCCCTCCCGCTCGAAGAGTACCGAGATGCCAAGCTCCCGAAGGCGGCGAACGGTATCCATGCAATCGGCAAGGTTTCTGGCAAAGCGTGAGATGCTTTTTGTTATAATGAGGTCAATTTTCCCGCCCTCGCAGTCCTCCATCATCTGCATAAACTCCGGTCTGTGCTTCATGGTTGCCCCCGATATGCCCCGATCTCCGTAGACACGTACAAGCTCAAGTTTCGGATCGTTTGATATCATCTTTTCGTATGCGGCGCACTGTGTCTCAAAGGACTCCTCCTGTGACTCGGCGAGAGTGCTGACACGGCAGTAAACCGCTACCCGACGTGGTCTGTTTTTCATTTCTTTACAGCTCCTTTTTTTAAAGTTTCTATACATATATATCACTTATAACACGAGATTTATCAAGGGTATAAGTGATAACAGCTGCACCATAATAGGTAGAATTATCTTCGCTTTTATTCGCTTTGTTTGGTGCATTGAGACAAAAAAGCCTACCACAGAAATAATCCACGGTAGGCTTTGTTTGAGGAGTTTTTATTTACTTAGTCAGGCTTGCTCCCGCCCTTCGTCAGCTGCTTCACTGCCTGATTCGTCCCTGTCGCAGAGAGCCCGCTTGCGGCTCCCATCACAATCGCCACGAGGATGTTCTGCGTTTCAACCACCCCCGGAACAGCGTAAAAAGAAACGACGCCTAATACGGCGCCGAGCAGAGCGGAGAAGAGCGGAATGAAGCGTTTGAACTTTTCGTCACCACCGCAAGCGGTTTTTGTAATATCAATTATAGTGTAAACTATCGCCGCAATTGCGGGTATGGTCATTATGTCTGTCATGGTTTTTTCCTCCATTATTTATGTGCCTGTTTGTTTATGTGAGCTTCAATACTGGCGATGGCGTCGGTCACAGGGCCGTCGCAACCCTGTTCCGCAAGACCTTTAAGGCAAGCAAGCACGCCGATGGTGAGAATGAGCTGTTCTTCCTTGATGTCCTTAATATCCCTGTCCTGCTTTTCCTGCTTTAAGTACCAGCGAAAAATCGTAAAAATAGCACCGAAGATAACCACAAGAGAGGTTATTATCGCTGCCGCTGTAATTATGGTTTCAGTTGTTACCGTCATTTTCTTTCGCCTCCTTTTTGAGGTGTTTTGGTGATTTAATCC